CTGTAGACAGTGAAATGATAAACAAGAAAATTCTAGTAGATATATATAACTCCCTATGATTACATTAAATGACTTAACCGTAAAGAACTTCATGAGTGTCGGCAACGTTACACAAGCTGTGCGTTTTAACGACAATGGACTAACATTAGTGCTAGGAAATAACTTAGACTTAGGTGGCGACGGAAGTAGAAATGGTACTGGTAAGACCACTATCATTAATGCACTCAGTTATGCTATCTATGGAAACGCACTCACAAACATCCGCAAAGATAATCTTGTTAATAAAACCAACAGCAAAGGTATGTTGGTTACGCTGGATTTTGAAAAAGATGGTGTAAAATATCGCATCGAACGAGGCAGAAAGCCTAATGTGCTTAAATACTATGTCAACGAACAAAACGTCGATGATGACGAAGCACAAGGTGAGAACCGTCAAACTCAAGCACAAATAGAAAAACTATTTGGTATGAGCCACGACATGTTCAAACACATTGTTGCACTTAACACATATACCGAACCTTTTCTCAGTATGCGAGCAAATGATCAACGAGCAATCATTGAACAGCTACTAGGTATTACAGAACTTAGTGAGAAGGCAGAAGTACTAAAAGAACAGCAAAGGCTGACAAAAGATGCAATCAAGCAAGAAGAATATAGAATTAATGCAATTGAAGAAGCAAATGCCAGGATTGAAAAAAGTATTAGTGATCTGGAGCGGAGACAAAATATCTGGCGAGACAAACAATCAAATGATGTTGAAGTTATTAAGAACCAAATCAACACCCTCGAAAAAATAGATATACAAACCGAGCTTGACAATCATGCACTACTAAACGATTACCTCGAAAAGAAAACACAAGTAACTACATTAGAAACAGAAATTACAAAACTAGTAAACAGTATTACTAGAGAACAAAAGCGTTTAGAAAAGGCACAAAAGGATTTAATAGCAACCCAACAGCATGAATGTTACGCATGTGGTCAAAGTATACACGACAGCAAACACGAGGAAATACTTAAAACAAAACAAGAAGCAGTCGCCGAGTCGCAACTACATATCGACACCGATACTGATCTTAAAACAGAATATCAAAGTGCATTAGTGGAACTTGGAGAACTGGGTATGATGCCAGTTACACATTATAACAAACTGCAAGAAGCACTAGAACATCAAAACACTGTTAATAATTTAAAAACAGAGGCTGAACGCATTGCATCAGACACCGACACTTATCAGGAACAAGTTGATGCATTACGTGAAACAGGTATGCAGGAAATTACTTGGCAAGATATGAATGACTTGACTGTTCTCAAAGATCATCAAGACTTCCTATACAAACTGCTAACAAACAAAGACAGTTTTATTCGAAAACGTATCATTGAACAGAACTTGCAATATCTAAACAGCAGACTAGCTTATTATTTGACTAAACTAGGATTGCCGCATGAAGTGCAGTTCCAACCAGACTTAACTGTAGAGATCACCGAGCTTGGCAGAGAGTTAGACTTTGATAACTTGAGTCGTGGAGAACGCAACAGACTTATACTTGGTTTAAGTTGGGCGTTTAGAGATGTATTTGAAAGTATGAATACACCAATGAACTTTCTTGCTGTCGACGAACTTATTGATAGTGGCATGGACACTAACGGAGTAGATGCAGCATTAGGAGTTCTCAAAAAGATAGAACGTGAGCGTAACAAAAATATCTTCCTTATCTCACACAGAGATGAACTTGTAGGTCGTGTAAACACAATACTGCAAGTTGTTAAAGAAGGTGGGTTCACAACATTTAGTACAGATACGGAGTTTGTAGATGCAGAATGATGACGATTTTAATATATCAGACATATCATTAACCAGTTTTAATAACAAGGATGTTAAAGGAGACGATGACTTCGACAGTTGGATATCATCCAACAGTACAGTTACTTGTACTTCTGATACTAGCACAACACCTGGCACTTTTACATTCGACAACAATTACACTATTACTGATAGTAGTATGAGGTCGACAAAAAAGATAAAAGATTTAAAATATTGTATGCCAATAGATTTGCTATACAAATGGTTCCCACAAGAAGTAAAGGAGTACGACGATTATGACGACCAAGTTCCTTTTTGATGTAGACGGTACACTTACAGATGCACGTAAACCTATCGATCCCGAATTTGAAAAGTTTATGTTGGATTTTATTTGCAATCATCACTGTATAATTGTAACAGGCAGCGATAGACCTAAAACACTAGAACAGATTGGTTTAACACTCACTAATACATTTAGTAGGGTGTATCATTGTAGCGGTAATCACATGTTTGTTGGTGCACAAGAACAACGTAGAAACACATGGAGTCTATCAAAAGAGCAATATAAATTTTTAGAAGACCAGCTTGACAGAATCGAGTATTCAGAAAAAACTGGTAACCATATTGAACAAAGAATAGGCACTGCCAACTTTAGTATTTGCGGGCGCAATGCTGATTGGCAACAACGTGCTCAATATGTAGAATGGGAAGAACACAATCATGCTAGAGAAATAGTAGCACTTGCATTCAATGAACAGTTTGATGATGTTGTTGCACAAGTTGCCGGAGAAACTAGTTTAGATATTTTTCCTATAGGCTGTGATAAAGGACAAGTACTCGACGACTTCAAAGACTCAAGAACTATCTTCTTTGGAGACAATTGCTTTCCTGGCGGAAACGATCACTCTGCTGCACAAGCAAGCACACATTTTCATCAGATTGACAGAGGTTATAAACAAACCTGGGAAATCTTAAAAAAGAAGTACATTTAGGTTGACATTGATGGTACAAGGCATATATACTAATTACTATATAAACACATGCAATGGACTTATCAAGGAAAACTCGTTGAACAGATATCAGAGGAATACGTAGGATTCGTATACCTCATAACCAATACCACGAACGGCAAAAAGTACATTGGCAAAAAACTGGCACAATTTAAAGTAACTAAAAAACCACTCAAAGGCAGAAAAAACAAAAGGCGTTCAACTAAAGAAAGTGACTGGAAGACCTACTGGGGAAGCAGTGACAAGTTAAACGCAGATGTTGAAAACTTAGGCACAGAAAACTTTACAAGAGAAATACTTTACTTCTGCACAGGCAGAGGCGAAATGAGTTACCTAGAAGCCAGGGAACAATTTGATCGTAAAGTTTTAGAAACAGATGAATATTACAACGGCATAATAAATGTCCGCGTCGGCGGATCTAAGGCACTTGTAGAATCTCTAAACAGACACCAGTCATAACATACCCTCTTTACAAAAAGCATTGAGAAGTCGCAATTAAATTTGTTAGACAACGGAACTTGCTGAGGGACACAAACCAAAAGAGTGGGCTCTACTGTGCCATTGTAACCCACGGATATCCAATAATGTTGACGTTATAGCATTTGGAGTTTCTGCGTCTTAAGCAGTGAGTAAAGGGGTAGCGCAAGACCGCCTCTGCCTAGCAATAGGTTTCACTATAACGGAGCGATCTGGAGCGGGGTAATGACCTTTAGCTTTTTTTTTGTACTTGGCTTTAACAAGCTAAGTGCGACTGAAAACAGGGTAATAACTAATCATAATAAAAATTATATCTAAGAAAGAAATATCATACGAAATGAAATGAGTATGACGATGAGCTTTAGCTCTTCGAAGAAACATTAAAAAGTTTTACGATTAGTTCCTTTAGATTGTTCTCTTGCTTGTTTTTCTAATTCACCTTTTTCTTGCATACATTCTTGAATCTCTTTAACTTGTTCCATTGTCATATTATGTAAGTCTTGAACTGTATAACTTCCATTGGAATAAAGTGCTATTTGATTAACTACTTTGCGTATTTTTTTGCGTTCTTGATCATAACTTTCAACTAACTGATTTATTTTTTCAGGAGTTACTGCTCTAGTAATCTGTTGCCGAAAAAAAAAGCTGGATTAAACTCGACTCTGCCTTTGAAACTTTGTAAACATTCTTCGTTGTTGCATACAAAATCAAATTC